TGAAGCTGGTCGGCGGCAAGAAGCTGGTGCAGGCTTGGCTCGACGGCGACTGGAACGCCATCGAAGGAGCGTTCTTTAACGAGTGGGACGAGCAGCGCCACGTGGTCGAGCCGTTCGTCGTGCCGCCCGACTGGCTGCGTTTCCGCTCGGCCGACTGGGGCAGCGCGAGCCCATTCTCGATCGGCTGGTGGACGGTGGCGGGCGATGCCCTCCGAACCGGCGCTGTGGACATTCCGCGCGGTGCGCTCATTCGGTACCGGGAGTGGTACGGCTGCGCCGCTGGCCAGGCCAACACCGGGATAAAGCTCGCCGCCGAGGCGGTGGGCACGGGCATCACCGAACGCGAACGCGGCGAGACCGTGAGCTATGGCGTGCTCGATCCAGCGGCGTTCGCGGAGGATGGCGGGCCCTCGATTGCCGAGCGCGTCAACGGCCGGCTGAAGCAGGGCCGGTTCCGCGCCGCCGATAACAAGCGGGTGTCGCAACGCGGTGCGCTCGGCGGCTGGGACATGATGCGGGCGCGACTTGCCGGCGACGTGACGATGGTTGGGGAGCCGAGAGCGGTTCGGGAGCCGGGACCTGGCGGCGCTTCGCCAGCGCTCGCCGAGTGCGAGCGCCAACCGGCGCCGATGCTGTTCGTGTTCTCGACCTGCCGGGATTTCATCCGCACCGTGCCGCAGTTGCAGCACGACATGGAACGGCCCGAGGATCTCGACAGCTCTGCCGAGGATCACATCGCCGACGAGTGCCGTTACGCCTGCATGTCGCGGCCGTGGTTGCGCGCTCAGGCCGAGCCAGCGCAACCTGCCACCGCAAGCGGATATCGCGCCGCGCACACCGACGCCGAGCCGGGCGACTGGAAGGCGTATTGATCGAAGCCGCGTGCCGCACGTTCTGATGCAAATCACACTGATCGCGAGAGCTCTGCAATGCCCCGCACCGATTACATTCCAGGCGGCGCGCCATCCGGGCCGCAGCCCGCGGCGGACGCAAAGGATGACGCCGGATATTGGTCGCTCGCGCGCTGCAAGCGGGCCTATCTCGATTATCTTGGCGCCAAGCGCGCCGAGATCGACGAGCAGCAGGACGCTAGGCGCTATCGCCACGCCGGGCACTGGACCGCGGCGCAGATCGAGGTGCTGAACAAGCGCAAGCAGCCGGTCGTCACCTACAACCGCATCGGACGAAAGATCGACGGCATCGTCGGCCTGGTCGAGCGGCTGCGTCAGGACCCCAAGGCTTATCCGCGTACGCCGCGCCACGAGCGCGGCGCCGAGCTTGCCACCGCGGTGCTGAACTACGTGCTCGACCAGCAGGACTGGAAGGCGAAATCACCGGTGGTGGCCGAGAGTGCCGCAGTCGACGGCATTGGTGGCATCGAATTGAATCTGGTGCCTGCAAGCACGGCTCGCGCCGCACCCCGCGCCGCCGAGCGAAGCGTGAATCCGGCGCGGGCACCTCTTGAGAATCGAAGCGAGGATTCGGCGCCGGCACCTCAGGAAGCCGGGGACGCCGACGTCGAGTTCGACGTGGTCGAGAGCGACGGCTTTTTCTACGACCCGCGCTCGTTTCGGCTGGATTTCTCCGACGCGCGGTTTCTCGGCACCGGCAAGTGGACCGATCTGGACACCGCCAAGGAGCTGGTGCCCGAGAAGGCCGACGCGCTTGAGAGCGGCGCCGCCGATCACGGCAACGAGCTCACCAGCAACTCCGACCGCGACAACAAGTGGTTTTTGGCGGACGGCGACATCCGCCGGGTGCGGCTGGTCGACCTCTGGTACCGTCATAAGGGTGAGTGGTGCTGGTGCCTGTTCACCGGCGCTGGCAAGCTCGCCGAAGGCCGCTCGCCGTTTACCGACGAGAAAGGCCGCACCATCAGCAAGTACGTCATGTTCTCCGGCGCGGTCGATCACGACGGCGACCGCTACGGCTTCGTGCGCAATCTCAAGTCGGCGCAGGACGAGATCAACCAGCGCCGCTCCAAGGGGCTGCACGAGCTGAACACGCGGCGCATCATCGGCGAGCACGGCGCGTTCGACGACGTGGAGCTGGCGCGCCGCGAGGCGGCGCGGCCGGATGGCATGGTGCTGCGCAATCCGGGCTTCTCCGCCGAGTTCGACGACTCGGCGCGGCTCGCCAATGTCGAGGGCCAGCTTCGCTTCCTCGAGGACGCCAAGGCCGAGATCGAGAATTTCGGGCCGAACCCGGCGCTGATCGGGCAGGGCATCGAGAACAAGTCCGGCCGGGCGATCGCGCTGATGCAGCAGGCCGGCATTGCCGAGCTCGGGCCTTACATCCTGGCCTACCGCGGCTGGAAGATCCGGGTCTATCGCGCGCTCTGGAACGCGGTGCGGCAGCACTGGCGGGGCGAGCGCTGGATCCGCGTCACCGACGACGAGGACGTGGCGCAATTCGTGCGCCTCAACGGCATGGCGATCGATCCGCGCACCGGTGCGCCGGCGCTGCTCAACGCCGTTGGCGAGCTCGACGTCGATATCATCCTCGACGAGGGCCCCGATCACATCAACCTCATGGCCGACGCCTATGACACGCTGACCGCGCTCGCCGGCCAGGGCGCGCGCATTCCACCGCAAGTGTTGATCGAGCTGTCGCCGCTCGCCGGCTCGGTCAAGCGCAAGGTCTTGGCCATGCTCGATGCGCCCGATCCGCTGGCCGATCGCAGCCGGGCCCTGGCGCTCGAAGGCGCCGCCGCCAAGGTCGGTGAGACGCAATCGAAAACTCTGCTGAACGTCGCCCGCGCGCGGGCCGAGGCTCCGGCGATGCCGCCGGATGCACCGGCGATGATGGCGATGAATGCGCCCGTCGCACCGATACCGATGCCGCCGCGCGCACCGATGCCGACCGCGCCAATGCCCGTGCCGCCGATGCCCATTCCGCCGATGCCCATGCCGCCAATGGCGGGCGCTCCAGTCATGCCACCCCCGGTGTCGGAGCCGCAAACGCCACCACCACACTTCGAGCTGCCGCCCGACCTTCAGGTCGCGAAGGCGCTCGCCGACATCGACGAAACCCGCGCCAGCGCCGCGCACAAGCGCGCCCAGGCCGGCAAGCTGTCGGCGATGTTCTGACCGTTCAGTCACGAATAACGAATTCGTCCCCGGCCGACGACACGGCCGGAACGCCTGCTGCGAGCGAGATCGCGGCAACACGTCAGCCACCGACGAAACAGGTGCGAAAGGATGACCACCGTGAACGAACATGAGACCCAAGCGCAGTCGAACGACTTGTCAAACGATCCACTGAACGACGCCGCCTTGTTCGAGGCCGCCATGGCCGAGAGTGAGACGGCGCCCGTGCTGGCGGACGACCAACCACCGCGCGATCTGCGCGGCCGCTTTGCGTCAAAGACCAACGACGCGGACGCCGCGCCGACACAGCAGCCGGCCGAGACGCAACTTGAATCGCAAGACCAGTCGCAAGCTTCCGCGCAACCGCAACCGCACCAGGACACGCCAATCCCGTCCTGGCGCGCGCGCGAATTGCGCGAGCAGCGCGAAGCCGCGGTGCGGCGCGCCAACGACATGGAGCGGCACGTCCAGGCGCTGGAGCGTCAGTTCCACGTCGTGGCGTCGCAGCTCAATGCGCTGCGCGCGCCGCAGGCCGCGCCGGATCTGTTCGTCGATCCGGACGCCTTCATTCGCACCAGGGTCGAGCCGGTCCGTCAGCAGGTCGGCGCCGAGCTCGGCCAGATGCGCGAAGGCTTCTCGCGGCTGCTCGCGACGGAGAAGTACGGCGAGGACACGGTGCAGGCAGCGTACGACGAGCTCGACCGGCAGATGCAGGCCGGTGCGGGCCGTTACGAGTTCGCCCGCATCATGGCGTCGCCGCACCCGTTCGGCGAGCTGGTCAAATGGCACAAGCAGCATCTGGCGAGGCAGACGGTCGGCGACGACCCGAAGGCCTGGTTCGAGAGCGAGCTTGAGCAGCGCCTCAAGGATCCGGCCGAGCAGGCGCGGATGCTGGAGCGCATTCGCGGCGCGGTTGCCGTGCCTTCGCACCGGGTGGGCGGCCGTGCCGCCCCGCTGGTGCAGTTGCCGCCGTCGCTGTCGCGCGTTCCTTCGGCGGCGCCCGTTGGCTCCGACGACGGCGACGGCAGCGACGCAGACCTCTACCGCTTCGCCACCCGCTAACCCCCGCCGCGCCAGCTTGACCGACGGCCCGCCGCACGGCGGGCTTTTTGTTGGGCTCGCGGTGGCATCACGAAAGGACCACGGCCATGGCCGTCACCACCGTTCAGAGCTCCAACAAGCTCATCAAGTACACGCAAGACATCAACCGCGAGTTCGTGCGGGAAAGCCTGTTCTCGCCCTACATGGGCGAGGACGTGACCTCGATCATTCGCCGCCGTTTCGACCTGAAGAACGGTGGCGAGCAGATGAACATCCCGCTGGTCACCCGCCTCGCCGGCACCGGCACCGGTTCCGGCACGCTGGCCGGCAACGAGGAGAAGATCGACAACTACGGCATGCGGGTCTGGCTCGACTGGGCGCGCCACGCCGTGGTCACCAACAAGGCCGAGCAGCAGAAGGATTCCGCCGAGATCTTCGGCGCAGCCAAGCCGCTGCTCTCCGACTGGATCAAGGAGCTGCAGCGTGACGAGACCATCGCCGCGCTGATGGCGTTGCCGTCGGAATCGGCGCCAAACAACCTCGGCACCGCCTCGGGCCAGCGCGTCAACGGCATCCTTTACGACGAGGCCACGGCGGCGCAGCGCAACACCTGGAACGCCGACAATTCCGACCGCGTGCTGTACGGCAACGCCACCTCGAACTTCAACGCCACCCATGCCACGGCGTTGGCCAACTGCGACACCACCAACGACAAGCTGACGGCGGCGAACCTCGCGCTGCTCAAGCGAGATCGGAAGAGCACACGTCTGAACTCCAGTCACTGACCATCTCGTATGCCGTCTTCTGCTTGAAAA